CGATCAGTTCAACATCGTCAAAGCTGCCCCAGAGAATGCTCACGGACAGATCTGCATCACAGTAGACTTGGCTGGGTACTCGAAGACCGAGGGCAAGAAGACACTCCGCTCTGACGAGACTGTCATCGGAGCCACCATGGTCACGGACCCTGCCTGGTATGTCATGGACATGCAGCACGGTCACTGGGACGTTCGAGAGGTAGCCCTCCGGATCGTTAAGATGTGCGCCAGCTACCCAGGCTGTCAGCTTGGGATCGAGAAGGGAGCCCTCATGAATGCGGTGGGACCTTACCTCGAAGACTACATGCGGGAATTCCACCGATACGTCACACCTCAGCCGCTCTCGCACGGCAACACAAACAAACTCGACCGAATCATCTGGGCGCTGCAAGGCAGAGCCGAAAGAGGACACCTGAACCTTGTTGAAGGTCCCTGGAACCAATGGTTCCTTGATCAGTGTGTCGATCTCGGTGATCCCCTTTCACACGACGACGGCCCCGACACCATTGCCTATGTAGACCAGATGGCCACTCCCTCTTACGTTGGGAGTCTTGATCTGGACGAATGGGAACCTCTGGACCTCATCGCAGGATACTAAATGTCTGAAATCACCACAAGTGGCCACTCTATCCTGGTCGACCCAGAGTCCGGAGAGCTTCGCAAGCCAAAAGGCCAGCCAGGTGCCCAACTCGTATCCTGGCTCGTGGGACGAGTCCAACCGTGGCGAGACCACAGGAACCGCAACTACCTCTCCAAGTGGACCGAATACTGGCGTCTATGGAGAGGACAGTGGGATCCAGCAGACAAGAACCGATTATCTGAGCGCAGCCGTCTGATTGCGCCTGCTCTGATGCAGGCCATCGAGATGTCTGTCGCTGAGGTCGAAGAAGCCGTTCTGGGCAAAGAGTCCTGGTTCGACATCGCTGACGATATCCGTGACCAAGAGAAGCTCGACGCAACCCTCATGCGGGACCAATTGCGCGAGGACATGGACGAGGTTGAAGTCAGGGACGTGATTTCCGAGGCCACACTCGTTGCTGCCATCTTTGGTGAAGGGACCGTGAAGGTCAACACCGAGATCCACGGCATCGAAGGTCTCAAGCGTAACTCGGCAGGTGAGCTGGTCACCATTGACGGGGAAAGAGTGGTTGTGTCCTACGATTCGTATCGACCCGACCAAGTCATTCCTGACCCTTCGGGGAGAACAGTCAAGGAGATGCAGGGCATAGCCCTGGAGCACAGAGTACCTACCCATGCTGTCTACGAGAAGATAGAAGCTGGGATCTACCGAAAAGACGCTGCCTCTCTGCTCGGAGGCGCACACCTACCTCGTGAGAACGAGAACTCGTTGTCTTTGGAAGAGCGGCTGACCCCAGTGGACAGCGACGCCACAAACATCATCGAGTACCACGGCAAGGTACCAGCGAAGTTCCTCCTCCAATTGGAAGGCGCAAGCGACCCTCTGGATGAGCTTATCCTCATGGAAGCTGAGCGTGCCAGCGACGAAGTGATGGTCGAAGCAATCGTCACCTACGCGAACGACAATGTGCTCCTGCGAGCCATTGCCAACCCCTTTGTCCTGAAGGACCGCACAGTGATCTGTTTCCCTTGGGAAGCTGTTCCTGGACGATTCTGGGGCAGAGGCGTAGCCGAGAAAGGCTACAATCCGCAGAAGGCCCTGGATGCCGAGTTGCGAGCGCGATCAGATTCGCTCGGCTTTGTATCAGCCCCCATGCTGGGCCTTGATGCGGGTAGAATTCCCCGAGGGTTCAAGCCAGAAGTAAAGCCTGGTAAGGTCTGGCTGACCAACGGTCCCCCTGACGACATACTCCGTCCCGTGCAGATCGGAGCACTGGAGCCGAATACCTTCAACCAGACGCAGGAACTTACCCAGATGGTCCAGATGGGCACTGGTGCGTTTGATACTGCCACGTCCCTTCGAGGTACCACGTCCAGTGGAGGTAACGCTGCAAACAGCGGCTCAATGCTCATGGGGGCCTTTGTTAAGAGGTCCAAGCGAGCGATTCAGAACGTATCCAGGAAGCTCCTGGAGCCACTGATCCGGAAGACGGCACTGCGCTACCTGCAGTTCGATCCGGTCAGATACCCGTTTGATGACTTCACCTTCCACGTCAAAGCGACGTTGGGAGTGATTGCACGAGAGATGGAGCAGGTAAACCTGACCCAGCTCATCGGGATGTTGCCCGAGGAAGGGTTCAACACCAAACTGGAAGCCGCGAAAGGCTTCATCGAGTTGTCGTCTGTGCTGAACAAGGCCGACATCATAGCAGCCATTGCGACCGACAAGGAGCAGGCTCAAGAGAGATCGCAGCAGGAACAGCAACAACAGCAGGCTGCTGCAGCTCAAGAGCAAGAGCTGGGTGAGATCGCCAAAGAAGGTGAGACCCTCAAGAACCAGAAGATCATCGCTGAGATCCGGAAGATGCTTGCAGAAGCCGAGTCGACAGAGCGAGGGATCGACATCAAGGAAGTCATGGCCATCCTCGAAGGACAGAGGATCGGTCTCCAGGAGAGTGAGTTGGAACAGTTCGACAGACAGAACGACCTCCAGGTCCGACGACTTGACCTCCAAGAGTTTCAGCTCAACCTGAAAGCCAGGGAGATAGCTCAACGTGGCTCGCAGGGATCGTAGTGTCCAGCGTTCCGAGATCATGCTCTCAGATGGAATCACCTTTCAAGGTGTTGCACTCAGAGTGGGTACTGGCACTCCAGAATCGGTGGTCACGGGAAACGTGGGAGACCTTTTTATCAGAACTGATGGCGGAGCCTCGACAGTGCTCTACGTCAAAGAGTCCGGCACTGGGAACACAGGCTGGATAGCTAAATAACCTACTAACTATCGGGAGATTAGTAAATGAGTGAAGAACTCGAAATGTCGGAAGACCTCTGGGCAACCCTGAGTGACACCGAGAAAGAAGCTTGGCAGCAGATCCAGAACACTCTGGCCTCGCCAGGCTACAAGTTGATTCAGCGCGACCTTTCCGAAACAGCGGAAGCCATCAGCCAGCGCATCTTCAACGCAGAGAATTGGGATCAGTACATCTTCATGCGTGGCCAGCTTGACATCCTCCGGGTTGTCCTTGGCACAGAGCATCGAGTACTGCTCCAACTGAACGAAGCGGTCAACGAACGCACCGCCGAGTCGGAAGAGTTTCAAGTGTCGACTCCCGAAGAGTCGTTCATCTGATGCCCCTTCATGACTACCGATGCCCTTACGGGCATGTGTCTGAGCACTTTGTTAGCGCCGGGACTGGCTTTGTCCCCTGCACACAGTGCGAAGCTCAAGCGAAACTGGTATTCCTTGTCTCAGCTAAGCCAAATTGGTTGGCCCTGGCTCAAGGACATAACGCATCTCCAGAGGCGATTGATAAGTTCGAAAAGATGCACAAGCAACAAGCGGCCAAGGAAAGTAAGAGCATGCAGGAAAACGGAGACTACGGTCCCCGACCTGGTGCAGACTAGATCCCCCGTACCATTAACTCACAGACACCCCAAACCTCTTTGAGGCGGGTGAAAGGAGATTACAAATGTCGAGAACCCTCATTGATCCAGTGATCGAGGACCCCAAAGTCGATGCGTCGGCTGTCATCCAAGAGGCCCCTGTAGAGGACAAGCCTCAACCAACTGAACTGCAAGCCTGGGCCGAGTCGAAAGGCTTTGACCCCACGTTGGACCCCAAGTTTCTGGAGTCTTACAGGAACCTGGAGCAGGACAGAGGACGACTGGCGAACGAGGTTGGCGAAAGCCGACAGCTCATGGACCGGGTTATTTCCCTGGAAGAAGGCCGACAGGCTACCACTGACGAAGCTCAAGAGGTGTCTTTGGACCCGACTGACTTGCTCTCTGATCCGGTAGCAACCCTGGATAAGTACTTTGAACAGCGCGAAGCAAAGAGCCGTTCAGAATACGATGCCAGGATCGCGCAGCTCGAAGCCCAAGTCGGCACGAATGCGCTGTCTGCGAAACACTCGGACGCAAATCAACTCGTGAACGATCCCGAGTTTATCGCATATGTTCAGGATGATCCGATCCGCTCTCGTGTTGCAGCCCTGGCTGTGAACGAGCAGGATATGGGTGCCCTGGACGACTTGCTGACCAGCTATAAAAGCGGTCGAACACAAACTCCCGCTGACGCTGAAACTCCAGCAGATCCTGGACGTGCAGCACTCGAAGCAGCTCGCTCTGCTTCACTCGAAAGTGCAGCCCCCAGTGGCGGAACTACCTCAGGCAAGATCTACTCCCGTGCGGCTCTTATCCGCATGAAGATCGAAGATCCAGAGGCTTACGGAGAGATGTCTTTTCAAGACGATGTCCGTGCAGCCTACGCTGAAGGTAGGGTCCGGTAATCCCTTAACCCTTCAAATAGGAATCCATTCTCATGGCCCTTGGTACAGATGGCATCATCGTTGGTGATGT